AATGTTCTAAGAAGATCTCTGCCTGTAAAATGAGATACGATAATGAAGATTTTGAGGGCGAGGATGGAATAAACACTAATAAGACGTTACCTTTTGGCGGATTTCCTGGAACTGACAACTTTAGTTACTAATGATTTCAAAAAAAATACAAAAAACAGCTTTTAGAAAACAAAATGAAGAAGTTTGTGGCTTTATTTGTTTTGACGATGGTGAATTCAATGTTGTAGAAGTTGAAAATATGGCTGAAGACAAAAGCTCCGAGTTCTATATTTCTGCTAAAAGTTTTTTATATGTTAAGCAAAACAATACTTTAGTAGCAGTTTTTCACTCCCACCCCAGCGGCGACGAACAATTAAGTAAGTACGACAAAACTTGTGCGGAAGCTACGTGCATACCGTTCGTGGTATTTTCAAATAAAACTAGGAAGTTCTCCGTTTATGAGCCAGAATTTTTGGATGCGGATAAGGACTTGGTCGAAAAAATGAAAGAAGAGTTATGTTAATCAAATTACATGGAATCATAGCCAGGGAGTTTAAGGAAGAGTTATATGTACCTTCTAAGATTGACGAATCTTTTTTGTTCGATATTTTAAATATAAACTTTAATGGTTTTAAATTGTTTATACAGCGCCAAGCTCAATGCGGCACATTTTACCAATCCGTAAAGGTGGGTGAGGATTACCACATTGTTCCTGTTATTTGTGGAAATATTGGTGTGGTTGCGGGTTTTCTTATTAACCTTGGTGGTCAACTAGCTAGTTCCTTTGTAGGAAATTTTGTTACGTCTACTGTGACGCAAGGAATCATGGGTATGTTAAACCCCGTCGAAGATCAGTCGGTCGGAGCAAAGAGTGCGGTAGTTTTGCAAAGCACTAGATTCTCAGGCCTTGAAAACAAAGAGCGACAAGGGTCAAAGATTCCAGTTGGCTATGGGCGACTAAGGATAGGTAGTAAATTGATTATGCAACATAAACAACCTATAAACTGGTCTCAATTTAGAGAAGTAGAAAATGTACTGAATTTTTCAAGAGAAAGTTTTGATTACTTAAACCCCTCAATATAATGAAGACAAAAATAATACTACACGGAAAATTAGCAAAACAATTTGGCAAAAGCTTTGAATTTTATAATATACAAAGTTTAAAAAATGCAGTTTCAGCCATGAATATTATAAACCCAAAATTCAAGTCTCATCTAGTCAGGGAATCTCAGCGGGGGATAAATTATCAAATATTAGTGGATGAAAAAATCATAAAAAATGTAAATAATTTTACAGATATAAGGCCCGAATCTAAAATACATTTTGTTCCTTGTATTTTGGGAGCCGACCCAGTGAGTCTTATAGTTAGTTTGGTAGTAAATCTGGTTGTCGCGGGAATACAGTATTTACTATTTCCACAAGAAGCTTTGAACGAAAGGAGAATAGAAGCTTCTATAAAAGGAGAAAGTTATATGTTTTCTTCTCCAGATAATTTAGCAAGGCAGGGGCAAGCGCTGCCACTAGGTTATGGTAGGTTAAGAATTGGATCTCAAATCGTTAGCTCATCTGTAATAAATAAAGACTTATCGAATAATGATTTCGATAATAGTGATTTTGGTTATTCCGATAATATTAAAAATCAAATTTCTGAGTTTTTAAATTTAAGTTTATTAAAAAACGAATATATGTAATATGAGAGTATTTAAGAATAGGCTTTTAAAATCCTTTAAGGGTAAGGGTGGGAGTAAAGATGATGCAGATGTAAACTACTCCTTACTTAATCAGCCAGAGGGAAACATATTGAGGAGTACAGATTTTTTGAGTAGTTTAGATCTATTATGTGAAGGCGAAATAGGGGGTTTCGTTAACCCAGCTGGACATTTTGTAGAGGGAATTGATGTTCTTCAGGCTGTTTATTTGGATGATGTGCCTGTGTTGGAGCTTCAGTAGTGTAACGAAAAACAGCTATGTGTAGTCAAATTAGATCTGGTTATAACTTCCCAAACGTATCCGTTAATTATAGATACGGTCTGGAAGAAAGCGCTCCTATTCCCGACTTTTCTCAACCCGTAAACCAAAAGCAAATTGATTTTACTTTAATGGGTAAGACCCTTAATGGATACGATTTCGGAAGCACCAGAACTGTTGTGGAGCCTCTTTTTGAGGAGTTCGAGCAAATAGAACTTATAAACTCTGGAATTTATAGCGGGTTTGACACAAGCACAACTAGCTATGTGCAAACGACTAATATTCTAAGATTAACTGGGCTAAATGTAATAAACATTGGGGACGGATATACGACAGGCGATCACCCACTTGAATTAACTTTTTCTAATTTAGACGATCCGCGAGTAAGCGGGGGAAATGGTCAGATATACGATCAGCCTATATTGGACATTGTGACGGTTGATGGAGGGGGCTTGGGGAGCTTTTCTATAATAGACGGAGGACGCTTCCAAGGCTCATACATAGTAAACGCTTATAGCGGATCTGAGATTGATTTTAGTAGAACGGGAACTGGTTTCTTTGGTACTCAATTAAGTACTCCACCTGGCGGTTGGGATTATAATACAGGGGTTTATACGGGAACGGGAACTTTAATATATAATGAAACTATCGATAGTGTCGATATGGGGCAAATTACAGGCACTGGCTCATTTTCTGGAAATGTATTTGATGCAGGCGGAGGAAATAATGTATTTAACGGTATATTCACCTCAGCCTCCGCTTCGATCGGGGTCGCATTTAATACAGTTGACGACGATGAATTTATTTTTAACGAAACTGGTGTTTTATTTAACACTGGCTCTCTATTTTTTGCAGAAACGGGGGTAGAACCCACTTATACTGTAAACTCATCTAATCCAGCTAATATAGAAAACCAAGACGACATAAGGGCTGGGACAAATTACTCTAATTGGAATTCATTATTAGAAGACCCAATTGATAGGCAAGCCTACACTCATGTCGTAAGAGACTCAGATGTGGATTCGGTTAGCTCTATACTAAATATTAAAAGACTCAATGACACGTTGCATAAAGCCGAGCAAGAAATAAAGGTAACTGAAAAGCCTGGGCTTTTTGGCGGAGACTTAAAAGTGGACGCTGCTTTCAGAATAGGTAACCCAACGGACTCTTTTGTAACTATAAAATATGAATGGGGTTTCTTGGGTACTGATTTTTTTAGCGTGGGAAGCTCTACTTATAGTGGGCAGACGATAGGGGGATATTTGGTAAAAGGACCCAATTTATTTTTTGGTTCTTGGAAATCCTTGCAAGCGTCCGATCCTAAATATTCTGATTTGACTATCGCTCAACTGAAATCCAGCTTCCCAAAATACATAAGAGTCTCTAAAGATATGTATGAAGTGGGGTCATCTCTTATCTCGAGGGATGTAATTTTAGATTCAATAAACGAGCAGTTTAACACGACATATAGCTATCCAAGTTCTGCCCTCGTTGCGACGAAACTAAACTCTACATATTTCGATAACATTCCTACTCGAACATATGACGCAAAACTTAAAAAGGTTTGGGTTCCTGAGACTTACAACATAGAACATTTTGTAGAGGACAAAAGATTTAGAAAATCTGAAATTAATCCAAATCCTCAAGTTGGAGTCTTCAATCCTACTCGTGTTTATAATCGGTTCTCGAAAAGACCTTCTGGAGAAAATGATTTGTTTGGTGATACCATTGCGATCAATAAAGGGACGTTGTTTATTTGCGATCCAGATTGGGGGCAAGGCAGTAGTGTTAGTTATGCGTTTAATAATTATGGACAAATTTTTGTTTACAAAAATATGGGCAGAGATTTGAACCATGACAGCTCTAATGACTTTCAAATGATTCGGGACGGTATACCGCGAAACTCAGCCTTAAATTCGATATCTAGCGGGTACACATTTTCATTGCCAGATTTTGACATAACATCTGGAAATAGCGAAGGACCGTTTGGACTTAATTATCTTCAAAGCTCCTCAAGGATTCTGTTTACTACGACCATCGCATTAATTGGTTTTATAAAACTATCCTCTGGATACGCTGGCTTCCCGATGTCCGCGACTCACTCCCTGTTCTTGAGGGTGAGCCCTAAAAAATCAGCCATTTTGAGGGCATCTGTTTCTC